TCAGTTCTTATTTTCTACGCAGCAGTACAGATTGAAAAATGAAACCAAAGAAGGATCTAAACTACATAGCCAAAGTTGAAAAAGCGATTGTAGAGAAGTACGGAGACAAAGCCGCACAAAATCCGGCTGCATTCTGGGACGAAGAAAAAGAGAAAGATTATCTAGAACAGATAAAAGAAATAGCGGAAGAAGAAGACCAAAAGGTTGAATACGCCGATAAGGTAGAAACTGACGGGTTTTTTATAAGCAAGAAACTATTTAATAAAGAGACGAATAGGATTTGTCCACAGTGTGAGGAATATTCCTTCAGTGCGAAAGACGACGTTTATATGAGCAAGTACGAATGCTGCTTCAAATGTTTCGTAGTTTATATTGAAGGAAGAGAAGATCGCTGGAAAAAAGGTTGGAGACCAGACAATGGCAAAAGAAAAAAATCTACTTGATATTATTAGGGGAATTTCACAAGCAGCATCAGCAGCTTATGACGGAACCGATTCAGAAGGCGAGCGAATCAAGGTTGGCTTGAAGCGCGAAGAAGGTGATTTCATTACCGACAAGCGTATTATGGACGGCTTTGGAGTTGCGTTTCATGGCGACCACCTGTGTATCAAATATCACGGTGAAGTCAGTATGAAAGACATTCACAGTAACGGACCAAAGAAGTTTGAAAAAGAAATTGAATCTCAATTCAACGACATTGCCAAGTTTCTCAAAAAAGAATACAAAAAAGTTACAGGCGATACACTAAATTTAACTCCTCTTGGAGATGCTGATTCTCTCATTCAAAGGATGTCCAGCATTCGTAACTGGGTTCAATCTCGTAAACACTACAAAATCGGTGGTTTAACCGGAGTTGATTCAGTCGATCCGGAAGAAGAGCGAAGCGTTGATAAGAACATTCGAGATTTCTTATCTCTGTCGAGCAAGAACAACCCCAAGAATGTAACACGAAAAAATGATTAATGAAATACAAGTTAACCAAAGCGGACATAAAAAAAGAACTCATTAAATGTGGTCGCGACCCGGTCTACTTCATTAACAATTACGTTAGAATCTCACACCCGATGAAAGGGTTAATCCCCTTCAAACTCTATCCATTCCAAGAAGAAGTGGTTAGAGATTTCAGAGATTACCGCTACAACATTATTCTCAAAGCCCGACAGCTTGGCATTTCCACTTCAATGGCCGGTTACGTCACTTGGCTTATGCTATTCCAGCGAAATAAAAATGTTGTTGTAATGGCAACAAAACTCAACACTGCCGCTAACTTGGTCAAAAAAGTAAAACTAGCAATGAAATCAATACCTGATTGGATGATGATTTCCAAAATCAGCGTCGATAATAGAAACTCATTTGAACTTGATAATGGTTCACAAGTGAAAGCTATTTCTACTTCTGGCGATGCTGGTCGTTCAGAGGCACTTTCTTTACTGATTGTCGACGAAGCTGCTTTCGTAGAAAACATGGAAGAACTTTGGGCTGGTCTGCTTCCCACTCTATCAACTGGTGGTAACTGTATTATTGCCTCAACTCCTTGCGGCGTTGGCAATATGTTTCACAAACTTTATAGTGAAGCAGAACAAGAGATGAACGACTTTAATCCTGCCAAACTTCCTTGGGACGTTCACCCAGAAAGAGATCAGGATTGGTTTGATAAAGAAAGCCGCAACTTATCCAGACGAGAGATCGCACAAGAACTAGAATGTAGTTTCAATATGTCAGGTGACACTTTGCTATCTGGCGAAGATCTAAAAGAAATGACTGGGAAGGTTTCAGATCCAAAGTATAAAACTGGATTTGATAGAAACTTGTGGATTTGGAAAACCTACGATCCCAAGAGAAAGTACTTCTTGGTTGCTGATGTTGCTCGTGGTGATGGAGAAGACAGTTCTGTTTTTCACATTATCGATAGTGATTCAATGGAACAAGTCGCAGAGTACAAAGGTAAGATTCCTATCGACATCTTCGCACCTCTTATTTATGAAACCAGTAAAGAATACGGAGGATGTTTGACAGTCGTAGAAAACAACTCTATTGGAATGGCAGTTTTAGATAAACTACGAGAAATGCGACATCCAAATCTTTATTATTCTCGTAAGGTTTCACACGAATACGTTGATCAATATGTCGCAGAACATCAAGTATCAGCAACTCCTGGCTTTTCAACCACAGTAAAAACCCGACCTTTGGTTGTCGCCAAGTTGGAGGAACTAATTAGGAATAAGGTGTTGAAGATAAATTCAGCGAGATTATTGAGCGAGTTGAAAACTTTTGTTTGGAATAATGGCAGAGCATCAGCAATGAAGGGCTATAACGACGACTTGGCCATGGCAGCTGCTATTGCTTGTTGGGTGAGGGAGACAGCTATTGTTGTCAACACTCACGAAGCAGAATACAAAAAAGCACTCCTCGGAGCAATGATGACGTCAAGAACTTCTATCAACACCAACTTAAAAGGAATGAAGGACTATAAAAATAAGAACTCCCGTGATAAAATGAACGACACTAAAGATTTTAGTGACTTACCCTTCTTTATGAAATAGGACTATAAATACTATGGCAACTAACCAGAAAAACCCGAATAACCCAGAATCGACCTTATTTAAAAGGTTGACACGATTACTGTCTGGCCCGATTGTAAACTATCGACATCAGCAGATTAGAAAAGACAGAAAGCATAATCTGGATAAATACGCTAAACGATTCAAAACAGCAACCGGACAGCAGTTCAAGAAGAAATCTTACAGCCCATTTGAGAATATGATGGCTAAAATGATGGTCCATCAAAACAGATCAGAACGCTACGGCGATTTTGATCAAATGGAGTTCACACCAGAACTGGCTTCTGCTTTGGACATTTACGCAGACGAGATTACCACACACTCCGATCTTGGTCGACTACTCCAAATTGATTGTCCCAACGAAGAACTGAAACTTATTCTAGACACCCTATTCTATCAAGTACTCAATATTGAGTTCAACTTATACGGTTGGGCTCGCACAATGACTAAATACGGAGATTTCTTTCTCTATATGGACATCGATGAACACTCAGGAATCAAAAGTGTTATTGGATTACCAGCAATGGAAGTGGAAAGATTAGAAGGTGAAGATCCTTCAAACCCCAACTATGTCCAGTATCAATGGAACTCTGCTGGAATGACATTAGAAAACTGGCAAGTTGCTCACTTTCGTGTTTTGGGAAATGATAAATACGCTCCCTACGGAACATCAGTATTAGATCCTGCTCGTCGAATCTGGCGACAACTAACACTTTTAGAAGACGCTATGATGGCTTATCGTATCGTTCGTGCTCCCGATCGTCGTGTATTCTACATTGACGTTGGTGGAATCCCACCCGAAGACGTTGAGCAGTTTATGCAGAAAGCAATGACACAAATGAAACGCCACCAAGTTGTTGACGGTTCAACTGGACATGTCGACCTTCGTTATAATCCCGCTTCTATTGAAGAGGATTTCTACATTCCAACACGAGGCGGAACGGGCGGAACCAAGATTGAGAACTTGGGCGGTACTTCTTGGGGCGGCGATATCGACGACGTTAAATACTTGAGAGATAAACTGTTTTCAGCAATCAAGATCCCTATGTCCTATCTCGCTCGTGGCGATGGTGCTGACGAAGATAAAACAACATTAGCACAAAAGGACATTCGTTTCGCAAGAACAGTTCAAAGATTACAACGTTCTTTGATTTCAGAGTTAGAAAAGATTGCCATTGTTCACCTTTATACTCTTGGGTATAAGGGCGAAGATCTAATGTCGTTTAAACTTAGGCTTCATAACCCTTCAAAGATTGCTCAACTTCAAGAACTGGAACACCTCAAAACAAAGCTGGAAGTTGCTGACGCTGCCAAAGCTGTATTCAGTAAGCGTTGGATTGCCCAAAACGTTCTCAACGTTTCGGAAGAAGAGTTGATTCGCATCGAGAGAGAACGCTTTTACGACGCTAAGTTAGAAGCTATTATCGCAAAGACAGCTGAGATAGCTGGTGAATCTGCTGCTATTGAACCTGCCGACACAGGCGGCGCCGGATTAGAAGGAGCACTTGGCGGCGATGATCTCGGAGGAGACATGGACATGGGCGGTGAGATGGATATGGGCGGTGAAGAAGCCGCACCTGAGCCTGAACCAGAAGACGACGTCTTACTCGCTTCACCGGCAGAAGCTGGACCTCCGCCTCCTGGCAAGCGAGACGATCCAAATGAATATCATTGGGAGAAAGTTTCCAAAAAAGATATGTTGGGAAAGAATCACACAACCACTTCTAAATCAAAAGGAAAGTGGTACACCCCAGTAGAGATCGACGGTAGAGCATCAGGAGCCAGAAAAAGACATATGAAAAGTCAGGCTGGACATTCGCAGGGAGGTCGCAGGGGAACTTTTCCTGGCCAAACTGGTTTGGACAGCCTAGTTAGAGGGATTGTTTCTGAAGAGAAATCTAATTACAATGTAAACGTTGAAAAAGACATCTTCAATTCTAGTGCAGAACTTAAAGAATTGATTAAAAGCTTGGAGAAAAAAGATGGCGAAACTAAAACACAATAAACGAAGGAATACAGCATTCTTATTTGAGGCACTCGTCAAGGAATTGACGAAGGCAACTCTAGAGAAGGATAATGAAACTAAAGATAAACTTGTTAAGATCCTGAAAGAAAGTTTTTCAAAAGGGACTTTGCTGGCAAAAGAGTTAGATCTGTTTAAAACAATTTCCGAAACACATAGTGTCGGGAAAGCAGAGGCAGAAAAAATCCTAGCAGAAGTAAAGCGAGTTTATTCGAACTTTGATCAGGGCTCTATTTTCGCAGCACAATCACAAGTTATTAATAAAGTGAATAAGACAGTTGGACAACAGGTTTTTTCAAACTTCGTGCCAAACTATAAGGCAATCGCAACAATCGCCCAAATCTTCAATAACAAAGTACCGATTAAATCCCGAGTCCTATTAGAGACACAGATTCTAAATCGAATGGTTTCAGTTGTCGTAGAAGAGAAAAAACCAGACGGTAATATTAAAAACTCTACAGTCCGTCTCTTCGCTAAAAGGTTTAACGACACATACGGTGAACTCTTCAAAGAACAAAAGGATTTGTTGGGAAAGTTTATCTCTTCTTTCCAAGACAACGGCTTGGAACTTAAAACATATCTCAACGATGAAATCAGCAGATTGAAAGAAGAAGTCAACACTGCCAAAGAAATGGAAGAAATCAAAGAAGATTCTACAATGGATACCAAAATGGATAAAGTTTTAGAAATGCTAAATGATATTAAAGGTGAGTTAATCACAGAAAAACTCTTGGGTAGAGTCCTGAGAATACAACAACTAGTTAACGAGATTAAAAACTAAT